GGTACTTCTGAGAAACATACATTTGATGGTTATTGTGGAACTCCATTGTTGGTAACAACTCCACAAGGGCCTGCAATAGCTGGTATTCATAGTTTGGGTGCTAGAACTAATAATGTTATAGGGTGTACGAAAGTGCCCTTATATTATTTGGAAAGTTTAGTTGAGAATTTTGAACCAACTGTTGAGATAAATGAAATAAGTATCTGTTCTGAATCTGTAGAACGTGAATTAGGTGAATTACATGATAAAAGTGTTTTTCGCTTTATTGAACAAGGTTCAGCAAGTGTTTATGGATCGTTTCAGGGTTATAGGCCAGCTCCTAAATCGACAGTAAAGAAAACTATGCTTTGTGAAGATTTTCTGAAAGAAGGATATAAGTTAAATCATACAGCTCCCTTAATGCGGGGCTGGCGTCCATGGAGGATTGCAGCATTAGATTTAGTCAATCCTATTTTGGATATGGATCAAGGCATAATTGATATTGTAACGGAAGATTTTATTTTGGATATAATGTCAAATTTATCTCTTGATGAATTGAATACTGTTCATAAATATGATCGTCATACTGCAATAAACGGGATGCCAGGTGTTGCATATGTTGATGGCATAAATAGAAACTCATCTATGGGTTTACCCTATAGGAAGCCTAAGACGAATTTTCTTCGTAAATTGCCAGCAACGGAGTTACACCCCGATCCTGTAGAATTCAATGATGAAATCAATAGAAGGATTGATAAAATCCTAGAAACTTATGCTCTTGGTAAAAGAGCTTACCCTATTTATAATGCTTGCTTGAAGGATGAAGCTGTCTCCCTTTCTAAGAGGGAGAGAGGAAAAACGCGTGTTTTTTCCTCTGCTCCAGTAGATTTCTCGATTGTAGTTCGGATGTATTTGTTATCATTTGTGCGTTTAGTACAAAACAATAAGTATATATTTGAATCATGTCCAGGTACTGTATGTCAATCAAAGGAATGGGGTCAACTGCGATCTTTTATTACTAAATATGGTGATAAGAATATGATAGCGGGAGATTTCAAAGCTTTTGATAAACGTATGAGTGCCCAAATTATGGATGCCGCATTTTCTGTCATTAAACACGTTTTAAAAGCTTCTGGAAATTATTCAGATGAAGATATACGTGTTGTGCATTGCATTAGTGCGGATGTTCGGTTTCCACTAACGGATTATAATGGAGATCTAGTTGAGTTTTATGGCTCTAATCCTTCAGGTTGGCCATTAACTGTAATAATAAATGGTTTAGTCAATTGCTTGTATATGCGATATGCTTATGCTATACTGTCTGGGGAGGATTCAGCCAGAGATTTTCGAGATAATGTAGCTTTATTAACATATGGTGACGATAATATTATGGGAGTTCATAGTAGGTGTAAGTGGTTTAATCACACATCTATATCAGAAACTCTAGGGAAATGTGATATCGTTTATACCATGGCTGATAAGGAAGCAGAATCCGTACCTTATATTCCAATACGAAAGTGCGAATTTTTGAAAAGAAAATGGCGGTGGGATCATGATATTGACGAATATCTATGTCCCTTAAACCATGATTCAATAGAAAAAATGTTAACCGTTTGTGTTAGAAGTAAGGTTGTTATACATGAAGTGCAAATGTGTGCTATTTTAGATAGTGCTTTGCAAGAATATTTTAATTATGGAAGAAAAATATTTAATGCTAAGCGTGATCTTTTTAAAGAGTTGATTGACAAACACAATTTAAATCAATATTTAGTGAGACCTCTTCCAACGTTTGATGATTTAATTGAACGCTGGCAAGAGGCTTCTAAAAATCTTTAGGCGCCTTATTGGGGCCTTGGGCTAAAGTTGTGCAGTCCTATTGAAAAACCAAAATCAACCGTGTGTGTATAGTTACTACTCTCTACGACAGTTTTTACGCCTACTATAGTAGAAAGTGAGGATCACACATGAACTTCGCCAGAGCAAC